CTATGTTTGGAGATTTCTCTAAAGTCCATATAGCTCAATTTGGTGGATTAGATGTTATTTATGATGTGTATACTGGAGCTTCAACTGGAGAGCCACGATATGTACTTACATCTCTTATGGATGCTGGTGCTGTTCAAGCTACTACATTCCAAAAGAATTTAGAGGCATAATATTTACAATTAATAATTAAAGGGGTGGTAATAGCTACCATCCCTTTTTTTTAAAACTAAAATAAAATGGCAAAAAGTTATGGAGTAGATACAGCAGCCGCAGCAGCAATATTAACAACTGCTGAAGCTAAAACTCATTTAAAAGTAGATACTACTGCTGATGATACTTACATAGATAATCTAATAAGTGCAGCTACTGAATCAGCTCAAATATTTACTAATAGATATTTTATTAATACTACTATAACTCAATATGGAGATAAGTTTAGTGATCTTGCTACATTATTTAAAAGTAAAGTAAGCTCTATTACAAGGATACAATATTATGATAGTAATAATAGTTTACAAACATTATCTACTGATGTGTATTTAACTGATATAGTTCATCAGCCAGCAAGAATAGGATTAAAGCCAAATCAATCTTATCCAGCAATAGCAGATAGAATTAATGCAGTTCAATGTACGTATGTAGTAGGATATGGATCAGCTGCATCTGATGTGCCAGAGGGAATAAGAGAAGCAGTACTTTTAACTATTGGTAATTGGTATGAGAATAGGCAAGAAGTTGTAATTGGAAGAATATCTACTGAATTACCTAAATCAGCTCAATATTTATTAGAGCAATTTAAAGTTCAGACATTATGACAATAGGAGAGCTTGATAGAAGAATTACTTTACAATATCCTACAGTAGCATCTACTGATTATGGAAGTATAGAAGTTAGTGAGTGGACTAATTACAGAACTGTATGGGCTAAAATGGAATGGGATGGCGGAAGTGAATCAGATGAAACTGATAAGATTACAAGCTTAACAAAAGTAAATTTTTATATAAGAAATTTAGATTTAGATAGCTTTATTTCTGGTACAGATAGTGAGGGAGCTGCAAGGCCTACAATGGAATATAGAATAAGATATACTGATGGAGGTGCATTAAAATATTATTATCTTCATAATATAGAACAAATAGAAGGAAGAGATAGATTTGTAAAAATTAAAACAGAGCAAAAAGATTAATGGCAAATTTTGGTAAAAAATCGCAGCAAATGAAATCCGCAGTTAAGCTGATGGGTGCTAAAGAGATTAATGATATGTTTGCTGCTTTGCCAAAACAAATAAAAAGATATACAGTGTGGAAAGCTCTTTGGAGAGAAGTAGGTAGAGAAGCATTAAAAGATGCTCAAGAGTTAGCTCCAAAACTGGGAGATAGTAAGAATGTAAGTGATAGAACAGAAGTAAGGGGTGTAGTATATCCGCCAGATGAAAATAAGAGGATAGCTAAAGGAACTCTAAAAAAGAGTATCCATTTCTTTACAACAAGAGATAGTAAGAATCATTTGGGATTATATTTAGGCCCAAGAGTAAAGAGAGCGTATGCGAAAAATAAGGGTGGATATTATGGAGCTTGGCTTGAGTATGGTAATGAGGTTATGCATTTTGGAAAGTATAGAAGTAGAGCTACTAAATTTATGCAGCCAGCGTGGGATAGAAATAAAGTAAAAATGACAAAAACAGCATTTTCAAAAGCTGCAAATATAGCAGCTAAAGCAATAAAAAGACATGAGAAAAGAATGCAGAAACCATCTTTTAAGAATTTTGGTAAATGGGGATATTAAATGAAGATAGGATACGCAATATATAATATTTTAAGTACTGATAGTGATGTAGCTGCTATTGTATCTACAAGGATTTTTCCAAATGTAGCAAGAGAATCTACTGCATTTCCATTTCTTATCTATACAACAACTGGAGTTGATCCAAATGATACAAAAGATGGAGTAAGCACATTAGATACAAATAATTTTACAATTTTATGCTATTCTGATAAATATTCTCAAGTAGCAGATTTAGCACAAAAGGTAAGAATAGCTTTGGATAGGAAATCTGGAACTTATCCAGCTTCTGGAGTAGAAGTACAAAGCATACAATTTACCAGTTTTGATGAAGATTTTGATATGAAGGGAGATGGACAAGGAGTTTATGTTCATACATTATCTTTTAATTTAAGGCAAATTAATCCAGTATCAAATTAATAAATATGAAAGATTATAAAATAATAAAAGAATGGGAGTTTAGCACAAGTAAAACATTTAATGTAGGTAGAATGGTATGCTTAAATGATGATTTAGCTAAACAAGCAATGAAAGATGGATATATAGAAAATCCAAATAAAAAAACTAAAAAAATAAAGAAAGATGGCGGAGCTAACAGTTCAACAAATAACTGAAACTGGGGGAGCAGCAACTTATGTTAGTGCTGCATCTGGTGGAGATACAGCAAATAATAATGGGCATTTATTTCTGCATATAAAAAATGGGGGTGGTAGTGAGATAACTGTAACTGTAACAGCTCAAACTACAACTGTTGATAGTGGAGCTTATGGGGATTTAACTAAAGCTAATGCAACAATAGCAGTAGCAGCAAGTGGAGAAGCTTTTATTGGTGGATTTGCTCCAGCTGCTTTCAATGATGGAAATGGGGAGATAGCAATAACTTATACTGCTGTAACGAGTGTAACAATAGCAGCTCTTTATGTTTAAAATAAATAAATAAATAACAAATTAAAATAATAGAAAAATGGCAATAATTAACGGAACGGATTTAAAAGTTTATGATAGCTCAACTAATATCCTTATAGCGTTTGCTCAATCAGCATCAATTACAATTAATATGGATACAAGAGATATCTCTAATAAAGAGAGCGGCGGTTTTGCTGAATCTCTTGAAGGTCAGAGAAATTTTGAAGTAAGTGTGGATGGAGCTTATGCGTGGACTAATGCAGCTGGATCAGCTTTAACAAATGGATCAGATGATTTAGTATTAAAATATATGTTAGATGCTGGGAGTAATACAAGAGAAGCATTTACTTTAAGATGGGGAAATACTGCTGGAGCAACTGGAGATACTTATTATCAAGGTAGTGCATTTTTAACTTCATTCTCTGCTACTGGTGGAACTGAAGATACTGCTACCTATAGTATGACTTTCACTGGCACTGGAGCGATTACACAAACTGTATCTTAATAACCTAATACTCAAAATCCCTTACGCATTCCTTTTTTCAAGTGGGTTGCGTTTAGGGTGAGAGTATTTTTAAAACTTGAAAAAAATGGAATATACTTTTGTAAAATTAGGGGGAGTAAAATATCCTATTAAATTTGGATTTAATGCATTGCGTAAATACTCAATGAAAACTGGAACTACCTTAAATGAATTAAATAAATTAGGAGCGGATATGAGTTTAAATGATGCTCTTATTTTAATACATTGCGGTATTGAGGATGGATACAGAGCAGCAAAGCAAAAATGTGAATTATCAGTAGATGATTTAGCTGATAAGATGGATGGAGATATGGAAGGCATCTCAAGATGTATGGAAGTGCTAACCGATATGATGGGGGGAAATAATGAAAAAAAGCCGAAGCCCAAGAAAGCGAAAAGCTAACTTGGGATAAACTTGAGGGAATTGCTTTAGGGCAATTAGGAATGAGTGTAGCGGAATTTTATGATATGATTCCAAAGCATTTTTTTAATAAATTAAATGGCTTCTTTGAATTAGAGCAGATGAGAGAGAGGAATGAATGGGAGAGAACAAGATGGCAAACTTGCTACTTATTAAATATCCAAATAGCAAAAGGTAAAAAATTGAAACTTACTGACTTGATTAAATTTGATTGGGATAAAAAAGAAGAGGTGGATTTTGAAAAATTAAAAGCGAAAGCTGAATATATTAAAAAGTTAGAAGAGCATGGCAAATAAAAGTATAGGATTACTTAACATAGTATTTGGAGCTGATTTAAGGGGATTTGATAGGGCAATGAAAAAAGCCCAGAAGAGCATAGGAAAGTTCAGCAAAAAAATGCAAGCTACTGGTAAAAATTTAACAACAAAAGTTACATTACCTATAGTGGGATTAGGAGTAGCAGCCGTTAAAATGGCTTCTGATTTTGAAGAAACAGATAGCAAATTTAAAACAGTATTTGGAAGCATTCAAAAAGAAGCTGAAGATACAGCCAAAACATTTCAGAAATCATTTGATCTATCTGGGCAAACATCTAAAAAATTACTTGGAGATACTGGAGATTTATTAGTTGGATTTGGATTTACAGAGAAAGCAGCTTTAGACTTATCAAAACAAGTGAATGCATTAGCAGTTGATTTAGCTTCTTTTACAAACTTTGAAGGCGGAGCAGCTGGAGCATCCAGAGCTTTAACAAAAGCATTAGTAGGAGAAACTGAATCAGCTAAAGCATTAGGAATTGTAATAAGACAAGGTACTGCAGAATATAAAGCAAGAGTAGAGCAGATACAAAATACTCAAAATGTAACAATCTTACAAGCTAAAGCAATTGCCAATCTTGAAATAGCTGTATCTCAAAGTGGTAAGGCTATAGGAGATTATGCACGAACATCTCAAAATTTAGCCAATCAAACAAGAGCCTTGCAAGAAGCATTAAAAGATGTTGCAGTAGAATTTGGAGTAATATTAATTCCAATAGCCATAAAAGTAGTTGAATTATTTAAAAAAATGGCTCAATGGTTTAGCGAATTACCAATAGAAAGTAAAAATTTAATTATTAATATAAGTGCTTTAGTTGCTGCTATTGGCCCTTTATTAATATTCTTTAGTAGTTTAGTTGCTGCTTTTGGGAGATTTTTACCATTAATTAGTAAAGTTGCCACAAAAATAACTAAATCATTAGGGCCATGGGGAAAATTAGCTGCTTTAGTTTTAGCATCTGCTAAAGGTATTTGGGAGATGTTTACTGGAGAAAGAGAATTGACAGAGCTGGAAAAGAATTTAGCAAAAGGAAAAAAAGAACTTAATAAAGAATTAGAAAAGGAGAATGGTTTATTAGATGATCTGTTAAGTAAAATAAATAAACTAAACACAGCTGAAAAAAAACAAACTGTTGGTAAACTTACTACAGTACCATCTTTAGGGCCTACTATAATGCCAGTAGATGAATTAATAGTTAACTTGGATAAAGTTTTTAAAAAAACTGAACGAGTAGTTACAATGCAAGATAAATATAATGATGCATTAGGAGATTTTGGGGATACTTTTGCAAATGCTTTTGAAAATGCTTTATTATCTCAAGAAGGATTTTTTAAAGCATTTATTAGAAATCTAAAAGCTGCTGTTGCCCAGCAATTAGCAATGCTTGCTGGGTTGCAAATAGCATCTGTTCTTTTTGGTGGTACTACTTTAGGAAAAGGATTGCCAACATCTTCTGGCTTATTTAAAGGAATTGGAAAGGTTTTAGGTCTTGCTAATGGTGGTTTAGCTACTGGCCCTACAATGGCATTAGTAGGAGAGGGAAGCGGTACAAGTATAAGCAATCCAGAAGTAATAGCACCTCTTGATAAATTACGGAATCATATGGGTGGAGATTTAAGAGTAACTGGTAGATTTCT